CTACTACAGTCTCCGAGTACTCTCGGATGGCGTTGATAATGAATGCTTGACCCATTGCTCCGAATGGGCTGAAGTTCATGAGGTTCAATACTAGTTCCACGTTGTTGTCTGGATTTGATACTGACATGGTTATGGGTTTTGGTTCTTAGCTTTCCTGATTGCTGCCTCTGCTTCGGCGGTTAGCTCCTCGTGTCTGTCATCGTCGTACTTCCGCCCCTCCTCTGGGTGGTTGAACTTCAAGAAATCTGTTAGTTCGGTGAGCGCCTTGAGTAGATCTGGTGATGCTGACATGAGGTGAGCGTTCTCCTCAGCCTCGTGGTAGTCTGGCACCTCATGACTCCAGCAGCCTACTCTTGCTACTCCATGGTCTTGAATGTCGCCTTCTCCGAGGTCTTTCTCCTGTACGATCTGGATGTTATCGAGCTCCCCGACAACCTTCCATTTTTTGGTTTTACCTGACATAGTTATGGGTTTAGAATGACGGGAAGCCATGGTTTATAGCGTTGATGGTGATTGCGGCACCTAGTGCGAGCACGAACCCTAACAGGATCGCTGTCTCGGATACCACCTTGGTTGATACCTTAGAAGTCTGTCCTTTAGCTTTTGCGGCTAACACTTCGTTCTTTACTGCTTTTGAGTTGATTGAATTTTTCATGATGTCTCGATGTTTGATGATTAATTGTCTTGGATCCTACGTTGGATCTCCTGTAAAAATATGTTTCCGTCTAGGGTGTTCATCCATAGTTCAGTGCAGAATGCTGCTGCTACTCTGGATGCTTCGTTGCTGAATGCGCTGCTGTATTTCTCTGGTTTAGGTTTCATGGCTGTCTAGTTACAGGTGAAGAATGGTTTAGTTTTACCGCGCTGGGTTATCCCAGTCACCGGCGTTTTGGGTGCTCTTGTCCAGAACAGCCCTCCGCTGCTTATGTAGAAGTTCGAGTCTCCGATTCTTCTACGCCTGTTGAGCTTGTATTTCATGGTTGATAGAGATTAATTGAATGCGTATGCGGTGCCTTTGCTTGTCTCGATTACCTCGTCGGCACCCTTCATAACCATTAACATTTCTTCGTCAAGGTAGTAAAGTTCGGCGTTAGTGTAGTGAACTATGCAGCTGTGTTCGATTGATTGGAATACGTTTGCTCTTACGTGCTTTACCTCGTCTGAATAGAATGAGGATCCTGCACCGTCTAGGATGTCGTTGATACGTTCTGGTGTGTTCATGTTTTCTTGGCGTTAACTGTGCAGATGATGCACGTAGTTGCTGAATGTGTTTGGCTTGCGTTCAGGAATTGTTTCCCGCAGCATTGGCAGTTAAGTGTGATCATTGTATTGATTGTTGATGAGTATTCCAGACAGGATTCGAACCTGCGACCTCTCACGTTTGTAGGCGAGTGCTCTTGCCACTGAGCTACTGGAACATATAAAAGCACCGAGGTCTTATGGTTGCCTCGGTGCTAGTTGTCTCTGCGTTGAGCTTATCGTCCACTACGCAGATACAGCGGACACTTTAGTGTACAGATCATTGTGACCTGTGGCCTACTCACGTTTGTAGTGGTGAATAGGTTGTTGTTTGTTCTGACTGTTTCCCCTTTACTAAGGTTCTCGGCGATATTTCAATCGCGGCGATGATTAACAAGATGCTGCCAGATAGCTATCAATTGATACGGCTGTTCCGTGTCTGTGTTGTTGGTCTATTAACCCCGAGTCACAAGGGTGCTGCATTGTTAGTATTAATGCAATCCATTCAAGATGTCCCCGCTATTATAATACGCATACTAAGTGGCAACACTATTGGACACCCTAAAGAGGGCACACGTAAAGACGTGCATTTGTCCGGTTGCTACCTTTCGGCGGCGGTTAACTAGTGGGTGTGGTGGTTCCAATGTGGCACCGGTTCACGCTATTGCGTACACCCTAGGCAATACTATTTTTTTGCCTGTGCTTTGTTCTGACGCTCCACTTTTGCGGCACGTGCGATATGTTGGTTGTGACCCTTTAGCACCTTGTTACAAATGAGCGTCATTTGGCCCTCAGTGAATAACTGCAAGTCCTTGTACTTTGGACTCACTTCTATGGCCGCTTTCACGTTAGCGAATGTAAGGCACTTTAGCTCTTTAGCCGTCATCGTTTCCTTGGCCGCCTTCAAGAAGTCCTTAAGCGCCTTATTTAGGCCCATAGAATCAACGCGCTTTACTTTAGCCGTCATCTGCAGGCGCTTGTATGCATTGGTGTTGTCCTTATCGAATGCTTGCACGGCTGCAAGGTCGCTCGCTGCTCGCTTGTTCATCTTCGCGGGTTGCTTTGCTCTGCGTTCTTTGTCCGCCTTCGTTAGCTTGTTAGCCTTCTTAGTTGCTTTGCCTTTCGGCGCTTGTTTTGTTACTACTGACATAATGTATGTGTGTTAGTGTGTGTATTGATGAATGTTTGTTTGTTGGTGTTGTATAGTGTAACGCTGATACTTCAATAAAAGTTACGAGAACGCAACAAATAACTTGTAACTAACTGAGGATCAATAGAATAAAATTAGCGTAATTAGTTGGACATCTTAACATAATAGGCTTAATATAGTGTTAACCGTGTGTGTGTAGTATGCTAAGGTGATGCGAGCGCAATGCAGCCGCAAAGCGTTGGTATCACTGGGATTAAGGGGATTGGGTTATGTACTTCTTCCTACAGACGAGCGCCAAAACAACTCACAACCCCCCAAAACCACGACAAATAGGCCAAATAACGACAATAATCACCCCCTGTAACGTGTTGGCCCTCAATCAATTAGCCCCAAAAAGAGGTAAAGATAGTTACGCCCTCTCATAAGGTGCATTTGTCGCGGTTCGGTTTTCCCTCAGATAGGGGAGGGGCCGGATGTATATAATAGTACCCCCACATACACGAACACCCTGTAAACGCCCCCCTAGTAGTTTTTTCTCCCAGACAGGAAATAGGCATCCCTAACTTGTTGACTACCAATAAATTAAGGGGGAGGGGTATCTATATAGCAGGTACCTATATATGCGGACGAACATGCGCTCGGATATGCGGACGCATCCAATATCGATGCATATACTAATAAGAAAGAGTAGAGTTAGCTATATAGCAGTATAGTGCCACACATTATTCTGGTGAACTGAATACTGGGAGGGGCAGGATCAATACTTAATAGTAAGTAAACATATATAATAACTACAATTAGATAGGAAGAGGGGTTGGTTTTCAATTAGTTAGGTAGTGGGTATATTGACAGAATGAAAACATTTCGGGTTCCGTTTGTCAGGTATAAGGATAATTTACTATATTTGCTGTGCCCTTGGTGGGGAATGTACACCATTGTCCTTGGCGCAGGATATAGGAGTTGTGGTTGGTCTGGTCTAATCGGACCGACTACTTCTCTAAGCGTCAGTCTTCATCGACATCTATTTACTAACTAATACATCATTATGAAAATCACTATTAAGGAGAGGGATCCTGAACCTATTGAAAACATATTCTACATTGGGAATGTAGTTGTCTTAAAGAACCACGACGACGTATCACCAGTACTTGTAACCGGCGGCGTAGACTCTGGAGCTAATTTTAGCGGAATAGCTTTAAGCCCTGAAGGTCCGTCACAGATTCTTGAAAATAAATTTGGCAAGGACCAATTCGAACAGTTCCACGGGACCATAACACTGGAGGCGGGATCATGATGTTCAGATGTAAATTGGAATTATCAAACGGACAGCTGCTAATAGATAAGCATATATCGGCTAGTGATAAGCATCAGGCTAAAGGTATTTTTATCGGGCAGAAAATAGAAATCATAAGTCGGGTAAGTAGGTACTCAAGTCTTGGGACCATTAACATGATTCGGGCTGGAAAAGAATCAATAGAGGAGGTGGGATCATGAAGCTAGTTAGTATGACAGATTTTGTTCTGGAGCTATGTGAGGACACTGGTGGATCATACGGATGGGCTATCAGTCAATCTTGGGAGATAACGGTCAACTACGCCAAGTTCCTAAAGCAGCCTTTAGAGTTATGGATGTTTGTTCCTTGTGGTGAAGATGGGGAGGAGTTGAAGTATTGTAAGGAATGTTATGAAAGTAGAAACCTTTAAACCAAAAAGAAGATGAGTACAATAGAGATGCTTGAAGAAAGGCAAGAAAATAATAAGTCAAGCCATTATGTTTCTGTAAAAATTTCTCCAACAGAGTATAATCACTTTAAAGTTGACGAAGCTGTAAAGACTTATATTCAGCAGTTGGAAAATGCACTACATAATGAAGGAGTAAAGAATACATTAATTGAATTATATCCAAGACTAAAACCAAAAGAATATGAGTAAATACTACACTCCAGAATTAGAAGAGTTTCATGTGGGCTTTGAGTATCAAGCAAAAGTTGTTGACTACTTCAGAGGGATTGAAGATGTTCATGAACAAGGTTTAAAAAAGAAAGACGTAGAGGACACTGATAAAAGAGAAGACTGCGACGGTGCAAGATATAAGCGATACCGTTGGTGTGATTGGGAAGTTTATGAGGATTCTTTCTATATACCTGACGCAGGGGTTAAGTGGTTAAGAGTAAAAGCTCTAGATCATAAAGACATAGAAGATTACTTGAATAAGGTCGAGCAGGCAACAGGAAAGAAATGGAAAAGAGGTAGACATTCTGTAAAAGGCGACGCTCCAAAAACAAGTCCTTGGGTGGAGTATATTTTCGAAGATGCTTCGTCTATGATCTTCAATGAGCACCTTAAGAAGGTTCTGGTAGAGAAGACTGGCACACATGGAAGAGGAAGTCACATGGTGTTCAACGGCACCATCAAAAACAAATCAGAATTAAAGAGAATACTAAAACAGATAGGAATATGAAAGCAAAGGAATTTAGCAGGTACTTAGACAAGATCGGGTGCCGAATCGAATGCAAGAACAAAGATGGCAGAAAGAGTGTCGAGGTCATTGCTGCAGAGAGAGACGAGAAAGGAAATACTGTTCTCACAAAAGCAGGTAATCCAAACGAGACCTCGGTGATGAAGGTGTACTCCGAGAAAAAGAACGACTCGTACATCGAGATGGTCAATTATCTGCACTTACAGCTGCTGACCTATGGCGTGGGATACATAATCATGGCTAGAGTTGAAGAACGGGCCAGTGAGACAACCGCTGATGCCAAGGAGGCTGGACTCATGGATGAGAAGGCTGAAGACAACCAAGTGGATCTCGAAGACATGATCGCTGAGGTCGAAAGCGAGGAGCCGGCGTCGAAGCTCAAAGTCGTGAAGAAGGCCAGTAAAAAGAAAAAGGCTGGCAAATAGCTTGTTTTCCTTTTGTCAGGTTTTTGTATATTTGATGAAATCAACTAAAAATCAAGATTATGTCAAAGTTTAAGAAGTCTGACTGGCAAAAAGCAGCAGGCGATCTAGGCATTGAATTTCAAGAAGACGACAGCATCGGGTCTTTATCCGAACGCGTTGCTTTCAATCTAGGCATGGACAAAAAGTCCACGCTCGCTGAGATTCAAAAAGGAGCAGAAGACCATAAACCTGCACCAGCCAAAAAGAAGACCACCAAAAAAGTGGGCAAAAAAGAATCTGGCAACAAGAGTTGTGGCTTCAATAAGGTAATTGCTGATCGGGGTGAGCGCATCTGCTTATCGATCAAAGGTCATGAGGTTTGGCTCCCTAGTGAGCATGCTGATGTGAACAAGTCCAAGAAGACAGTATCTATGCCTGCTTGGTTGTTCGATGTTAAAATCGGCAAATTAGAGGAAGCGTAAAGGAACATGAAGCGGTGTAGTGCCGCTTCTTTTTTTTGGATATGAGCAAGAGAAAAAATGGATGGGGAATCTACGGAGTAAAAGTAGAAGTAAACCCCAAGGTTTGTTATTACTGTAAGAATGAGATGGACGAGTTCAGCCGAACTGTTGACCACCTGATTCCGGAAAGTCGCGGCGGAATACGAGCGAACAAGAACAAGCTGTACTGCTGTGGAGACTGTAATAAGCTTAAAGGAGACATGACCCCAGAGGAGTTTGAGAGGGCGCTTAACTCCATGATAAGACTCGAATCTAAAGGGCATAAAAGGAGAGCATCGTACCTAAAGAAAGTTCTGGGGAGCGTGAAAATACTCACTGAGCAGAAAAGGAAGGTCGATGGAAATTAACACCGAAGAAGAATTGTTGAGACAATAATGGGAACGAAGAGAGTATATCACTTACTACACAACGAGCTGGCTAGGATTGACGAGAACATTCTCGAGATCGAAACCATCTACGTTGTTGACAAGCAGACTGGGGGCATGATCCCTATCGCTGAGGGGATTCCGGAAGACGCCGAGAAATTCATTCAAGACATCAAGAAGCGAAACACTAAAGGTCTCAGCTTCGCTATGATCTACCAAGAAACTCAGATGGAGCTCTGCAAGAAGCTCAGCGGAAATTCGTTTAGGATCCTGTGTATGATGCTGGGAAATATGAAATACGACAACAGCGCGTATGGTCTAACACATAGAAAGATAGCCGAGTTTCTGGGTATGTCTACTAGAACGGTCAACAGATCCATGAAGGAACTTGATAGATCAGGGTCTGTAGTCTCGACTGGGAGAAAAGGAAGTATAGTCTACCACATTAATCCGGCATACGCTTGGAAAGGTTCGTTCCACCGAATCAAGTATAAGCTGCCGATGTTCGATAAGGCAATGGAAGAGGATTTGCCGTTTACTTTTGGACGCGAAGACAACGAGGAATGACATGAGCGACAATTCAGACTTACCATTTGACCTAAGCAAAGAGGTTATCCATATCGAGACCAAGGAATGGATGCCGTTTCATGCACCAACGGTGTACCCGAAATCTTTTGTAAGATGGGTAAACAGCATCAACAAGGGCTGGAAGAATCGGATCCAGTACAAGCCCTACGACATATACGTCAAGCAAGCCATGAACTGGCTGGCAGAGGACGACGACATCCTGAACTACAGGGATGAGGCTGATCAGGAAGATTACGTCATTCAGGAGTACCAGAGATGTCAGGACAACACCCTTTACTTCGCCAACAAGTATGGCTACCTCAAGGAAGGTGACGCCCAAGGAGGTAAGATCAAGTACACAGCTTGGGAACCACAGCAGATCCTGCTGTTCCTTCTGGACAGCGGATACAACTGTATCATCGGTAAAGGTCGCCAGATTGGTTTCACTACCACGATGGGTCTGGCTGCGATGAAGAAGATTAACTTCAACAAGTCGTACTTTGTTAAATTTATCACACATACCAAGGATAAGGGTGAAGAAATTTTCCGAGACAAGATTAGATGGGGTTTTGGTCAGATAGAAGATTGGTTGAGGCTTCCGGCATACAATGATGCTCACAACGTCCTGTCTCTTCAAGAAAAAGCTAAGAAGGGTGAGACTAAAGGATCTTACTCTAGAATCGAGGTTTCGACTCCAGCTGTAGATGCCATTAACGGTGGATCCCCTAACCTTGTTCTTATCGATGAAATTGGCCTATTGGAGCTTTTCGGAAAAATGGTTCGTGAAGGTCGTCCAACACTATTCTTCTTCAACCCAGAAACCAAGCAAATGGAGATGAGACGCCAATTGTTCTGCTGGGGAACTGGTGGAGAAATGGGGAAGGGTGGCGCTATATTCGAGGCGGAGTTCAAGTCAGCTCTCAAGAACTGGAAAGAAGGCAATCACGCGCATGGAATCATTCCATTGTTCTTTGATGCCTATGCAAGGCAGGGTATGACGGACGAGAGGTACAGATCAGAGAAGAAGCTGTACTACGGTGTAACTGGAGTTGACGCAGCCTCATCCAAGGTTCAGTTCCACCAGCACTACCCAATAACCCTTGAGGACATGTTCCTCAGAACTGCTTTGACCATAATCCCTGTGGATGAATGCAACAAGTACCTCTCGAAGATTTACAACATGAACCCAGTCGATCAGCCTCAGTATGGATACTTTGAGCCGATATACGACCAGACATCACCCACTCCAGATGGAGCTCTTCCATTCAAGCTTGTCGGAAGTAGATTCATTCCTACGGAAGGTCGGGGCGACGAGAGAACATCCTCCGTGGTGTTCAAGCATCCTCCTCAGGGGGAGAATTGGGAATATCGATGGTACCAAGGAACGGATCCAATTAACTCTGAGACTGGACACTCAAAGATGTCCTCCTCAATTTGGGATGCTCTGAACAATACATGCGCCTCGATGGTGTTCTGGAGAGTAAGGGCATACAAGGAGTGTTACCTCCAGTGCCTCCTACAAGGTCTCTACTTTGATCAGGTCGGAGGCGGAGCTAAAGAACTAGTGGAGAGCAATATAGGTGATTCGTATGTCGACTTCCAAGACATGGTTGGGTACAGTAGAAGATTGGTGGCCAACAGAGCTCTACCTACCCACATGCAAACCCCGTCCAGCAAGTTTTGGGGGATAGCCAACAAGGCGAACACCGCCGGCTACATCGCCGGTAAGATCATTGAGATGATTGACGCATACGCACCCAATATCTATATCGAGTGGTTCTTCGAGCAAATAAAGACCTTCGTCGAAAAGGATCTGGCCGGTAGGTCGTCTCATCGTGAGACAAGATTTCAAGCTGCAGATTTGAAGACAAATTATGATGACGGTATCTTCTCAATGGTTTTTGCGTATATAAACGCTCAGGCACATTCTAAGTACGAGCCTAGGCTTATAGACAGTGCAGAGGAGAGCGTCAGACAGAGGAGGTATGTTCAGAATGCCGACACTAACTGGAAAATGAGACTAGCTCTTGTCGATGAGAACGGAAAGGTAATACGGTACCTTGGGAGCGGTAGGTAGATGTATCTGAAAAAAGATTATATTTGTATTGATTGCACCGTGCAGGTGTTTTTTATTAACTGTACCGAGCCGATACTGGCTCTGTGTAAACAAAAACCAAATTATTATGTCACACAAACCAACAGATGTTGCTGTATTGAACACGATTCAAGCAGTAGCGGCAGATGTTGTCCTATCGGGCGGCAAGCTGCAGTTGAATGATGGATCAGTAGATTTACTCTCTGAATCCGTTAGAATTAGCGATGGAATTGCTGTAGTAAAATCAGCTTATGCAGCTGGAACTGCGTCAGTAAAAGAATACGACTTAGCGGGAGTATCTCTTACTGCAAACTCTCAATACGTTATGTCGATTGAGGTTCCTAAAGTTGCAGGCTTCAACAACGTTCTAGTTTCCAACGGAAACCACGGTCGTAACGAAGCGAGTGAATTGCTACGTATTCGCTCATACACCGTATGGGTAGGATCTGCTCCAACAGCTGATGAGTTAAAAACTCTTTTCATTGACCGTATCAACTTAGACGCAAGCACTAGAGTTACCGCTGCAAGCGGCGGATCTGGTGTTGTTGAGCTTACGCTTAACGATGTGAACGACGGAGACTTCTCTACTACTGCTCCGGCAGGAGCCGTAGAAGCAGTAACAACTCCATACGTTGCACCTGCAGGTACTCCGGCATTGGTTGAAGCGGACGCTCCAAGCGCATCTTCAGCTACAGGTCAGTACACTACATGGAAGATTACGCTTAATCGCCTAAGAAACCATAACGGTGTTAGCGGTGGCAAAGTGTACTTCACTGAGGAGACTCGTGTGTATGCTGATGCGACAGCTACGAATTACGCTGCCTTTGCAACAGAGATGGATGCTGTTCTTGACGGAACACACACCCCAGCTGCTGATTACTTAGGACTGTAAGTCATTGAGGGGGTGTAATAGCCCCCTCTATTTTTTTAACCAAAAACACTGAACCATGGGTTATACAAGCCAAAGAGCTCAAGACGCTCTAGCAAAACACGGATCGAGAGACACTGATCCGCCAGTCAAGAAAGAAGAAGCTAAGACGGAAGTAAAAAAGGGCCTAAAAAGCACGGTTTCCAAAGCTAAGACATCAGAAGTTAGAGCTAAGCAGAACGTTAAGGGAGGGGCCGTGGCTGTCAGAGACAGAGCTGCTAGAACCTATAAGCAACAAGCCATCAATAGGGGTACTGCAAAGTTAACATACTACGAGGAGCAGAAGAAGAAGAATAAGGCTGCCGTGTCTGGAAACAAGCCAAAAGGCTCAGTATCTGGAAACAGGTAATGGCCTACACTTCTGAATACGCGCACAACTCCTTGCTCAACGATTCCAGCCTTATCAAAAAGGCTTACGTTGGGAGCAAAAAAGGTGCGTCAAAAAAGAAACGTAAAAAGAAGAAGAGGAACCGATGCTCCTCTTCTCTTATTAACACAAGCAAGTTTGGATGAATGATATAACATTATTTGAACCTACAGGTAGAGATATGGCGCTCGACTACCCAGAGCTCCTTAAGTATCCAGAACTTATGGGTCTGAAAGATAGGGAATTAAGACTATGCTGGCTTATGGGAAACCGAACAAGTCCGATAGCAGGCTATCCAGTAGCCAAGAGATTAAAGGCAGCTGTAGCTCAATCTTACGGTAGGGCTTCTCAGAACAAAGGGGACGCTAAGAAAATGCTCGAGGGAGACATCCCTGATCACATAGTCCTCGGCATCAAAAGAATGGCATCCTTTAGACCTAGCAATAGGTTCAGAGGAAAGATGATGCAGCAGAAGATATTCGAGAACCTTGAGGAACTCGTCTACGTATCTGATGATGACAAGAAGGTTATGGACATAGACGACAAGAAAAAGTACGCCGATCTTGTCATTAAGATATCTGGCAACTTGGGAGAGATGCTTATCGCAATGGAATCCGGATTTGGAATCAGTGTTAGGGATAAGGAAAAAGGTAAAATAAAAGTTAAGACTAGTTTGAGCGCCGTCGCTGACAGAGCTGATGAACGACCATAAATAGCACGAAATGCCTTTATTTGTAAATACAAGTACGATTCGACCTAATAGGTTGACGCCTGAATCTAAGGATGAGCGTTATCACTCCGACTGGGGCCGATGGTGTCTTCAATCTATAAACCATCCTCTCCACAGGAACTTTATAGCCAAGACTCTGACGAACTGGTCTTTCTATAAGGGTGGTGACGGTCAATGGATTTTCGAAGAGGATCTGGAAGCTTTCTTCCTAGACGAGTCTGGTGATGTGAAAAACAGACTGAAGATTGCGAAGAACCTCATCAAGCCGATGGTTCAGCAATACGAAGGTAACGCTATAAGACTTTCGTTTAACGCCAAGGCCAGAGCTACCTCAGACTTCTCGATCAATAGAAGAGAACAAGAGCTGGGTAGACTTCAGTTCTATGAAGCGGCTGCTGCGGCCTATCCTGATATGAGGGAAGGCATTAAAGACCGACTACCTATCGGAGAAACCCCAATAGAGACAGAAGAGATATTCGAAAACTCTTGGATTGAAGAGCACGAGTCAGACATCAACAATCTGCTGAAGTTTGTAGCTCAAGACATTGACATGGACGAACTTAAGATCCGTATCTGTAAGAACTTGGCTATGTCAGGACTTGGCATTTACAAAGGATTTGAGCAGAACTCCAGATACTTAGGGGATTCTATAGATCCTCTATTCTTCTTCTGGGATCTAAGCGCCAAAAAGCCAGACCTCAGCGATGCTGAATACATGGGCGAGTGGAGCTACATGGATGCCCCTTCTCTTTTTGAGAAGTACCAGAACCTCGGCAAGCACGAGCGCGAAGCCATCGAGAGGTATGCTCAGAACGAAAGCGGCAGTACTCAGAAAATGGTTCATAGCTACTATGCTATTAGCGGTTCTAAAATTCCGGTATATGAAGTGTACTGGAAAGACATGGAGCAACAGGAGTATGGGTACATAGAAGATGATTACGGCTACCCGCACTTCACGAGAATCAACCACGAGGAGTCTGAGTACACCGACAAAGACCTTATCGATCCGCCTACTGACGCTCACAAAAAAATCCTAGGGAACAACAAAAAGAAGAAGAGAATCTTCGTTGATGTTCTTAGGTATTGCGTGTTCATTCCGAAAGAAGAAGTAGGAGCGAATATGGCAGAAGATATTATTCTTGAATGGGGAGAGCTTCCTTATCAAGAGAAATACGCGTTTGACCCATCTAACGTAGAGTTCCCATACAAATGCTACACTTGGGCGTATGACAAAGGAGAGGTTCTAAGCCCCCTCGACGATGCCATCCAACCACAGCGATTGATCAACAGACTTATATCTGTAGCTGAATCACACATCAACAACTCTAGAGGAGAAGGTACCGTTATTGCTAAGGAAGCGGTAGACCCTAGAGACGGAGAGGAAACTCTCGTGCGGAACATCAACAAGTCGAAGCCGATCTTCGTTGATACGACCAGAACAGGAAGTGTACAAAATGCTGTGGGAACTTACGGGGCAACAATTGGAAGTGGAACAATGTCTATTTTCAACATCGTTGGAGAGCTTCAGCAAGGACTTCAGGACGTTACTGGCATCAATGAGGCTATGACCGGAACCCAAGGTGGGTCCGACGCCCTTGTTGGTGTAATCCAGTCTCAGATCCAAAGAGGGTCTCTTGTTCAAGAACCATTCTACCACGCCCTCACAACTATAATGAGACAGGCACATCAACACATCGCTAGTGTTGGTAAACGAATTTATGCCGAAAACCCAAGACGTCTAGCCATTATGGTCGGCGACAAAGGGATGCACAACATTGTTATGACTAAGGACATGTTGATGGAGGAGTTTAGAACCTTCATTACCAGATCAGAAGGAGAGCAGAGTGCCGTGGCTAGTGGAAACGAACTATTGTTCACTCTACGTCAAATGAATCTTATCGATGATATTAGGTTCGCAAACCTTTACGGAAGATCTGACTCCGATCAGATTGCTGACTCATTGAGAGACTACCAGAAAGAACTGCTTCAGGCTTCTAGAATGAAGGACAAAGAAGACGCTCAGTCAGCTATTGCCCAACAAGAGGAGATGGCAGCAATGAATAGCTCTATGATGGCGCAGGAGCAGGACGCAATCGATAGAAACGAAACGAATCAAGCTCTCAGTAGAGAGGCTGACATAAACAAGGTTCTCCTAAAAGAGGGCGCAAAGAATCAACGAGAGGAGATGAAGTACGCAGCAAACGGAACCCCTCCAGATCAAAACCCATTTAAGAGTTAAATGAGTTATATTTGTTAATCAAATTGTAAAACATGAACGAAGAAGAACAAGAAGCCCCTGACGTTGTATTTAACGACGTAAACGAAGGGGAAGGCCAAGGAGCTGCTGAACAACAACAACAGCAAGCCTCTCGAGACGAAGAACAAATTTCCGAAGAAGAGATTATGAGTAACTGGAACCAGTTAGAGGTTTTGGCTAATGATAATCCGTCGGTAAAAGAAACTCCTGAATACAAGGCGATCCTCGAGCAGGTTCAGTCTATGAATGGAGAATCTGAGGAAAAAGAGGGGGAAGAAGAGGCTCCTTCAGCCGAATCCAAAGGTGGTGATAGTGAAGGCGCAGCCGCTGAGGATAAAGAAGGTGAAGATGAGGAGTCTGACGCGTTCGGATTAACAAAAGGAGGCACTAAACCTAATGAAAAAGCCATTGACTTTGAAGTACCAGAGGAAATGTCTAACTTTATCACCAGTAACTACGGGGTCGAGGATCCTGAAACGTTCTTTACATCGGTAGACAAATGGCGCCAGCAAAGCCAAGAAGGTGCTCAGGTTAGAAAAGACCATGATGATATTTTGGAGGGACTTAAAGATCTTCCTTCTGACATCAAGGCAGCTATCACGGCACACTCTAACGCTGAGGATTATCGAGAGGTATTCAACAGCACCGGCTCAAGACTGGACTTCGACACTCCCTTTAAGTCACAAGACAAAGAGGTCATTGTCCAGCACTACTTCAAAGATTCGCACGATAAGTTAAACGTAAAGTTAGACAAGGGCGACATTGATGAGGATGATTACAATGAGCGAATAGAGGAGTTATACACTAACTCCAAGCGTTCGTTTAGTTCAGATCAGAAAATGATTAAGGATCGACGTGCCGATATGATCGCTAGTGAAGGAGAGTTTCAAGAAGCTCTCAGAACTAGTGGCTCCGGTTCCCTAGATCTCTTGAAAGAGAAGTACCCTAACTTCGGTAAGTCTAACCTGCAAAGGGTTAAGCAGCACCTAGATAACGGTAACATTGAAGATCTGTTCCGCAAGGATGATGGCACGTATGGCCCGAGAGCAGCAGAAATGCTTGCTTTAGCTTTATACGGAGATGAGGTGATTGACCGCCTGACGAAGTCCGCCACAAAGAAAGGCGCTTCTAAGGCAACTGAAAAGATGGTAGGAGTAGCAGCGAAGAAGCCGAGATCTAAAGGCGCACAACAAGTGCCGACAGATAACCAAGCTCTAGATGCAATTTCGCACCTTACTGGACAGTTTAAGAAAGATCCTTATAGCTAACCAATTTGTAAATTAAAAAACCGAAATAATGCCATTATACAATCTGCCGAACGATCAGTTCGCAAACGTAAACCTAAATTCCATTGGCTCTGAGTACGCTAAGAACTTTGGAAAGGACTTGAGCCTATTGGTTCAGAAGTTCACCAACACATCAATTTTTGACTCTTCTCCACAACAGTTCTTCGATTTGAAGCTACTCAACATGAAGCAATTCATGGAAGTACCTTCTGATGAGTACTACTACAAGGAGATGGGTTACCAACGTGAGCCTTTGACGGCTACGTCTGGAGTAGCAGCTGCTACATATCCTGCAACTCAATCAATTCCAATTTCTGGTCTTGACAATATTAGCACAGACACGATTATCGTGTATCCTAATAACCAAAAAGGAACTGTTGTTGCTATTAACACAACTACCTCAGAAATCACTGTAAAGCCTTACACTAATGATTCTCTTCCAGCGGTTTCCGCTTCGGATCAGTTCCAGAATCATTCGAGTATTGAAGCTGATGGTGCTGACGGATGGGCGCAGTATTTCCGCGCTGATACGATCGAGCGTCACAACTTCATCCAGCTTTTCAATAAAGTTATTCGTTACGGCGAAGTTGAACTTCACAAGTTGAAGAGAAACGGAACTACAAATAACTTCCTTGAAATGGAGCGCGATCAGATGATGCGTCAGTTCCGTACTGATATCTCTAACGCATTCTGGAATGGTCAGCAAGGCGAAGTCACTCTTAAGAGTGGGGCTGTAGCTAAGTCAACTGGTGGGGTATTCCCTGCAATGGTTGCGGCTGGATCTCCAAACGCGGCAGCGACTTCATCTACTCTTACTGATGCATTTGAAGACATGGTTCTTTCATCTGAATACGGAGAATACGGTGCTGTAAGGTTCGCCTTCATGACGCCTCGCCTTCACCTCAAACTATCTAAGGCATACAAAGACGAGAAGACTCGTTATGCACCGGATGATGATGGGGTAACGAAGCTTGCTCTTAATGAGGTGAACATCGGTTCATCACGTATCGTAATGGTACCTTACCAACGATTCGAAGATGACGCATCTTTCCCAGCTGCGTTCAAGAACCGTATCATAATCCTTGATATGAAGAACATCAACCTATGCCAGCTCTGGGGAGAGCGTTCAGGAGAAACTCTCGATCGTAAAGACGGGATTCCTAAGCGTTACAAAGAGATGTGGGTAGATGCCAACATGGGCGTTAAATTCAACAACCCACTCGGTTGCGCTTGGATTGACGTACAATAATCTAATTGGGGAGTTCCTTACTGGGGCTCCCCTATTTTTCTAACTAACATCAAAAAAAATGGGTATTACTAAAAGCACAGACGAAGACTCTGTTGCGGAGATCGGTGCGGCTTCTGAAGAAGTTGTAGAGATTAAGAATGAAAAAGAAGAGACCGTTTTGGTTTCGAAGTCGTTTCTAGAAGACTTGCGTAGGGACATTGAAGAGCTAAAGACTGCTCCTCCAGTCCACTCAAGCGAAGACGAGTATGTGGATCTAAAAGATGACTACCTTGATGAGGCAGTTGTATTTTTCGCATTCAGCACTATATACGGAATCTACGGCGACAAAAGGTATGGCCGAGAGGTTGATACTCCAAGAGGAGAAGGATTCAGCTTTAAGAAGCTTTACCGATACGGAAAAAGAAGAACTGCCAGAGGAATTGAAATGGTTAGTGTTAGCCAGTTAATTGTTCGAAGCAGAATTGATGCAGAATGGCTGAAGGCACACTCGCTGTTTAACATTAAATTCTTCGAGAGCGTCGATAAGGTTCAGAACGTTGACGTTACTTTCGCTGAAAAGCTGGCGGAGCAGAATACTATTGTCTCCAGCATGAATGATTATCAGGTGATCCAGAGGTGTAAGTCAAACGACATCGCTGTTTCGACATCAGATACTGTCCAGCTCAGAAAGATGCTTGTCAGAAAGATGGCTGATGATGCTTTGAAGAGAACGGCGCACAAAAAGAAAGTCAGAATTGACGGCATCGAACTCGACGAGAACGATCGTGAGATTAAATATAAGAAGGTTGGTGATGTTGATTCAGACAGCAAATCCAGCATTCCGTACTAAAAACGTGAAAAATGCCAATACTTGGTCAAGACATGGCGAATCAGATTCGATTCGCTTTAGATGCAGAAGGTGCAGATCATTACGATGACGCACTAGACATTATCCCTGCCATAAACGCTTCAGTTAAATGGTTGGTGAATGTTATAAACATCGCTCTTGGCGAGAAAAAAATTGGCGAGGAAATATTACAGGACTTAACGACAGCGGGAGTTTTTCAAACATCGAAGGACTCTCGTGTGTCGTTTTCTGTTTTTCCAGATCCGGTGTGGACCATTTTGGCTATATACCCTCTCCCGACCACGGAAACTACCGGCATGGCGTTCACTCCAGTAGTGGATCCTAAAAATTCAGCATACAGAAACGACTTATATCACGTTTCCTCTGACAACGACTGTAAAAGGCTTACGGTTGAAGAATGGAGCAGCAATAGAGGAAACCCATTTGAGGCAGGCTACGAAGGAAGCGCTATTTGCGACGAACTCAAAGAGTACGCGTACCTAGCTCCTATAAACTACTCTCCCAATGGTACAGGAATCATTGACAGAGAATTAGAGGTAAGACCTGCCTTAAACCAACAGTTGACAACTATTATCTGGGCCAAAGCTCCAACCCCAATTACTTCACTTGCGCAGGACATTGAGTTTCCTCAAACAGCCTTCCAAGTGCTTTTCAACAAAGCTTTACAATACATAGCGTACAAGCAGGGAGATGGGACAAGCCTACATAGTATCACAAGTCAAGATATTCAGCTTCTCATTCAATCCATCCAGTAATGGCAACGTACAGATATGTAGCAAAGGACATACAGACCTCATTAAACAAGGCATTCGATGATGCTGACATCAGGCAGACTCAGATCCTATATTGGATCCAAGTGGTAGCCAACAGGCTCCGTATTGACCAATCTCAGGTAACTAGAAGCGGACTCTTTCTGTCCACGTTCTCATCAATCTCAATTCAGAAAGACAACAAGGGTCGCCAATATTTTGACCTGCCGAATGCCATTATGGATCTGCCGAATGAAAAAGGGATTAAATACATTACTTACAACCACGAAACCGGATGTTGTTGCTCTGGGCCTCAGTTCGCTCAGGTGTTCTTTGAGCCAACTACAGCTTGGGAATCATACTTACTGTACAAAGACGAACACACTCACCCTGAGCCGTCAAGACCTTACTTCTACAGAGTTGGAGAGAAGCATAACGGAGAAAGCGTTAATAGGGTGTACATTCTCGGCACAGAATGCATTAACGTGACAGACATTGAAATTGGATTAATGTGTTCTTTGGATCCAAGCAGCGTTTGCAAGCTGGACGATCAAGTTCCTTTGCCAGACGAAAGAATTGAAGAGCTGATGAAGGCGGTTCTTGATTTAGGAAGATTCGTAATGCTTCTTCCGGAAGAAAGAGTGAACCAAGGATCTGACGAGACAAGCAACCAGCTTCCATCTCCTGCTCAGACTCCACAGCCTCCAACCATTGAAGACCCTCAAAATAGATAACGATGAATAGTAACGACTTTATAAGTGCAGACCATGTTCTGGCCGAAGTGCTACCCACTCTCGACGATGTAGCCTTGAGGAGCGGATTCAGCAAAGGATGGTACATGTCTAGAATCCAAGACTGCCTACAGGAACTGGCATATGAGACTTTTTACAATGAAATTACCATTGACAACAAGCTGCCGTCCGATAGCTTAGCTATGGAGATGCCTAAAAATGTATTCAACATTCGTGAGATTCATCTGTTCAACGGTGAGTGTTGCGGACCCACCACTAGCCAAGTTGTCCACTGGAAGCGCACATTCAACAACAAAGGCGGAGGAGATGGATACACGGCTCGAGTTAAAGACGGAGGAGGTAGTTCAACACACGACCCGTTCCTTCCTAACCAGTACAACAACTTCAGGTCAAGCTACTTCTCTGGCACCAAATATTACGCGAACGTTCAGAACGGGGTTATAATGTTTAGCACCGACTGTCGATCATACTCACACGTCAGGCTCGTGGTTAATGGGCTTGTGAGCTCCGTAGGATCCGCTCCTGTCATCCCAAGGTTCTTCGAGAGGGTAATCAATGACTACGTAGAAGAAAGGTTCTACAATGCGCTTAAACGAAGAGATCCTCGAAAGTATAGAATACTCTGGGCTGACGCGAAAAAAGTTCTTACAGACCCTGCTGATGGATCTATGAAGAAAGCCAGAATGAGAATCTCAGCTATGGATAGCTACGAAAGAGAAAGTTTAGAGGAATACACAAGCTCAATCTACCATAAATAATGAAACAACAGCACCATCCGCATGACATAAAGCACTACTCAAACGGTGTCAATAGAGATATTGATGACGAGTTGATGGGTCTTCAAGAGGGTCAGTCTATTGACGCATGTAATATGCGTTCAAACCCTATGGATGGAGACAATGCATCTCGAAAAAAGATAAACGGGGAAGAGGTTATGTACCCGAATATCGACAACCGGTGCATTGGAGGTACGGGGCTTCCGCTTGCTTCTACCTACGAGTGCATCGGTATTGTTGAGGTAAATGATCACATTATAGAGTTCTGGGCTGATTCAGCCAAGGTAGATCCGCCTATCGTTCGTATAGATGGATTGATTGTTCTTATGACCGCTGATTTCCCTGTAACGATCGATGCTCCGCTTCAGATCGCTAAAAACGAATCCTGTGTTGGCGGTGAAATCTACTTCACTGACTACGTTGTTACTCCAATGCTTTTCAACATTGATGACCTGCTTCTCAATAGCGGTGTTGACGTTGGGTCAAAAGAAGGGGAGTGTACCGATAAGTACTTCGACGGATTCAACCTAGACGAGCATTTGCTTGTTTTGACTAGAGTTCTCGATCATCCGATATTCATCAAACTTACTACGGCACCCTCTGGAGCTGACTTCGTGTTTGGATCTGCAGGGCTTCCTGTTGGATATTACACATATTCATTCAGATATGTTTCAGATTCCGGAGAAAGAACTTCATGGAGCGCACCAACACCTCAGATACCTGTGGTGAAAACGCTGTCGTCAGGATGTGACAAGCAGCCTTACGTTCAGACCATTTCGAAGGATCCAGACATTTCGTCTCCATCAACACTTGGGGTTAATCTTAGGTTCAGAATAAACAACGAATCGAATTACGACTTTATCGAGGTCAGAAGAGATGCATGGCAAGCTGGAGACCCTGTTGGGGTTCCGGCAATATCTACCATCTGCGGAAAGATTGACATTGAAGACTCTCAGTTTGGAGTAGTAGATGTGTTTGATCGTGGGGGGTTTGAAGAAGATCTATCTGGAAGTGACGTAACAAGCGTCATGGCTGCTATTACTAGAGCCAAGGCGATCAGATACTTCAATAAGTCTCTGTATCTAATGAACGTGGAGTATGCTTCTCGAGACATTACTGATTCGGTTACTATGCTCGACGAAGGGAATCCAGAAGTTGCATTCCCTACCGTTGAAAAAATTGACAAAGCTGGTCACAACGACCCTTATGCTGCGACGTATTACAAGCACTCTATGCTTGGAGAGAAAACAGGATACGGTATAATCCTGTGGGACGAGCAGGGTCAATGGACTTATGTTAATCCTATCAATGGAGCAACGAACTTTGCTATGCCTAACCGTAGAGACGTCGCGTCCGCTCTTACAAAAGGCACCTCCTACAAGGGAACGAGTAGAGCTGCTACTGTAAACGGAACTGTGGATCAGACCCACGAGATATTCGACATGACTTCAGCGGAAGCTAAAGACAACAAATGTCTGTATGCCAATATACTGGATGAGGGTTCGAAGTTCAGAACGAAGGTAAACATGAGCGGGTGTATCGACGCTCAAGATGAAGGGCTAACCAATGGCTTTGGATTTGTTACTGGGCAAAACCTAGGAAGCAGGCCGTTCACCCCAACAAGCCAAGACTCCCAGTTATGCGACCACCACAATTACATTGTAAACCTAAAAGTGGAAAACTCTGGCGCCCCTGTAGACTACAGGCCGCTAGGATTCGAACCTAACTACTTCGCTTCAGGAGTGGCCTTTAAGGGGTTAGATGAGTTTCCTAGCTGGGCAAAAGCGTTCTCAATCGTAAGAACGGATCCTGCAGAAAGAGTTGTCGCTCAAGGATTGGGATACTACTCTCTGGTAGCAGCTGATGGTTTTGGTGGGGGCAGTACAGGTAAGAAAACAGATGAGTTCGCTGCTTACTTTCCAGATCTTGATGAGGCTACGGATATAAAACTCAACCCGACATCATACGAGCTACAGCTGGTGGCTCCATTGGGGTTCTTCTCTGAGGTATACTCATTTGACACAGACAACTATCCTTCTTCCCCTAGAGATTCAGGCATTGATATGATAACCTATGCTAGGATCATCCGCGACAACGGAGAGATAAATCCTAACGAAAATGGATCTATGGGTATCGATGATGGAGGAACTAGATACGTATCCTTCGGAAAATGGAGAGCATCATCTCAATTCTCTACCCCGTTCCCTGCCGGAGTTGCTGCCGGCGGAAACGACACTTTCGATATAGCCAGTGTTGTGGATTACACATCTTCTTCTGGGAGATCAAAATACTTTAAAATAAAAACGAACGGAATCATTTACAAAGAGGCTTATGCTCAGGGAAGCCATAATGGAGATGACGCAGACGTGCAGAAATGGCACGAGCCTTTGTATGTAATCAACATCGTTAAAAAGGTGGCAGATGTAGTTGACTCAAACATCAACCAGTACAACTTCATGGGTCACTACCAGAAGATTGACGCGGTGGTTGGTATTAGCGACGGGAGTCTTAGTCAAACATATCTTCTTGCTGATGAAAGGTGGGAGGATTGTATTCCGACAATCAACGCTCAGGTGGTAAACGATTACGATACTCTTGAGAGGTTTATTCACATAGACAATGGGTCCGGAGTTCAAAAGGCTTGGGTAAACATCACGAATAAGACGGTTCCTCAGATTGATGCCATATTGTCATCGCTTCAATCTACGGGATCAGCAGTGGTTACGGACACGTCTGGGTCGGCTACGGTGTACGGTGTATACAAGCACAGTGAGTCTATTGACAATACAGCTCCTGAGTACTTCCTTAATTTTGAATGGTTTGACACATCTTACGGTGTTGAGTTTTTCATTCCAGATGCTGAGTCTAAGGTGATAGTGAGGTATGACAACAGGATCCCTGTTCGTGTGTTTGGGGGAGACACTTGGGTTGGAGAGTCTGTGTGGGCTGTAAAAGACAAGGTATACGATTCTGACGCTAAACCTGTTGATACAACTCCGGACAATGGTAGCGGTCAGGGAGACAGGTTCATACTCAATGTGGCATTCCCTTACAG